TTTACCTGTAGCACTATAACGCTGAAGCTCATTTAGAACTCGACGCCAGTCTGGGAAGTGCTTGGTTACGACTTCGGCAACAACAGCCTTGTCAAACTCGACTCCTTCTTGCTCTAGGATACCACAAGCACGCTTATGGAACTGAGCTGCCAGTTTCGGCTTCTGGCTAGATGGGATTTTGAATTCAATTACTGAACAACGCGAATGTAGCGGTTCAATGATACGATTCTTGAAGTTACAGGTCAGAATGAATCCGCAGTTCTTAGAGAACTCTTCCATGAAGTTGCGAAGAGCTGGCTGAGTTGACTGCGCATTTAGATAGTCTGCCTCATCGAGGATAACCATCTTGCGAGTGCCTGTAAACGAAATAGTAGAAGCGAAGTTCTTAATCTCGGTGCGTAGAGTATCGATACCACCGTTCATAGAACCATTGATTTCGATATAGTCAAGTCCGAGTTCTTCACACATCGCGCGAGCGACGGTGGTTTTACCAGTTCCTTGCGAACCAGTCAGCAACAGGTTAGGGATGCTACCCTGTTTTACAAATTCTGAGAAAGTCGACTTCAGACTTTCTGGCAGAATGCAATCTTCAATCTTGTGTGGGCGATACTTCTCGACCCAAAGAAAGTCGTCTTTCATCATAATATAATTCCTTCATCATATAATCCTCTTGTATGGTTTTTCATGAATCCATACAGTGGCAATCCATTTAATTTCTCCATCAGTCGGTGGTTCACCAACGTGGAGTGTTTTCATATTTGTTTCTTCGTCTTTGTAATCATATCTAAAGTATGATGCTCTGCCACAAACAGGCTTTACTGAATAGTTTAATTTCGGAAAGGAAGTTAAACCGCCAGACGAAACATCATTTAAGTAAATGATTACAGTCGCAACTCGAATGTTGGTGGATAGAGTGTTGAAGTCTACATGTTTCTTGTATTCTTCACCCGATTCATATTTAATGATAGAGATCGGTTCGCAATACTCTAAACCAACATTTGCTACTTTGGTAACAGCTTCAAGTAAGGACACAGTAGCATGGCTATGCGTATGCGATAACCATGTACTCTTGCTTGTACGATATCCAGATTCACCGCCCGATATCTTAGAAGGCTCCAACAATGGAGTTGCTTCATTTATGATATCTTGACAAACTTCCTTAGTCAGGAAGTTGTCAATTACTTTGATGAGTGGGCGATCGTTTAGAATCATTGACCGTATTTTGAGCTGCTTTCTGTTGCGATGAAGTATTCAAGTCCAGCCTTTTCGTTGGCGAACTTACCCATACCTTTCGAAGAGATGGATACTTTATAGTCACCGCTGATTAGCTTCAAGTTCTCAGACTTGAATACCATACGGAACTTTGCTTCGTTGGTAACTGCAACATCAACGTGATATTCGTTAGAAGTATCGTTCTTGACGTTGGTAGCAACCAGCTTGGTCTGGGTTGAACCATCAGAAACAACAGCGATTTCTGGAGCCTGAAGGACGCTCGCAGCTTTCAACACTTCGCTGATGTTAGAGGCAGACGCATCAAACACAACTTCTTCGGTAGGAAGTTGTAGCTTCTTCTCAGGAGCAGCAAGAATCATGCTTGGCTCAGCGAACCAATACTTGATGCTACGCTTACCGCTAGAGATGGTGACGAACTTGTCAGTAAAGTCAAAGTCAGGATCTTCGAACAAGCTGACAGCACCAAGGAACTGACCGAGGTCATAGATCGCGAAGCTGGTCGGGAAGTTTTCAGAAACGACAGCAGAAGCTAGAATATTTTTCTGCGGTGAGATAGTCGACAGTGTTGAACCTGCACGAACTAGGATGTTTCCATTGATAGAAGAAAAGTTCTTCAGAATGGAAAGGGTTTGGCTTGAGATCTTCATAATATTATCCTTGTTTGGTCAATTGTTCGTAAACTTCTACGAATGTCTCATTTGTTGCTACTTCGTCATTGAAGTTTTGTTTATGATAGGTCTTGGCAATTTTGCGCAAGACCTTCTTATCAATGTTAAAGTTTTTACTTGCTTCATTAATGGCTTCGTTGATGGCAGATCGCTCTGCCTCAACCATAGTCATCATATTGGAAACGTCATCAAGAACTTTCTTGAGTTTTACACGGTCAGCTTCAATCATTATATTATACTCTAAAGTTGTTTGTTAGTAAAATTACTTCTTCTTCTTTTCTGCTTGTTTTTGCTTGTTAATTAAACCAGTATCCGCAGTTGCAGAAGCACCGATAGAAGCAAGAGCAGACAGCGAACCACCAAAGGTGTAAGTACCAGTGTGTTGTAGTTCCATCCACGGACATAGCCAGATTGTTCCGCCCATCTTGATTACATTCTGACAGAACATGTAGTCTTCCGACAAATAACGCTTCGTCGCAGGATCGATGATGCAGTCGAAGTAAGCATGGATTTCACGAGTACCATCAAACGCAGCAGTGCGAACGTGGTCTGGTTTGTAGCTGTATTGCGGATAAGCAGCTTTGTATTCATCGAACACTTTGCGCTTAATCATCATGAAGCCAGTTCCGATTTCAAGAACCTTTGCTGGTTCATTTAGTTTGATTTCAGTTTGGCCAGCATCAACGATTGGATTGAACACAAAGTCACCAACGTACTTTTCAAGTTCGTTAGGATTCTCGTCGCCTACACCTTTGTTGACAGCTTGTACGATCTTTTCCCAAGAGATACATTTCTTAGGATATGGACCACCGATGATATCATACGGAGATTCATCATCCTGCAATGCAAGCAACGACAGAACGTCGTTAGGGTTGAATCCGATATCCGAGTCGATAAACATCATGTGAGTTGAATCAGAACGTAAGAACTCATCAACGCAATAGTTACGAGCGCGAGTAATCAGCGATTCATTGAACAGATAGTAAACGCGCATCTCGATACCATACTTGACGCACATAGCAGTCAAGTCAGCAACAGAACGACAGTAAGTACCGTGGCATTGTCCGCCGTACATAGGTGTTGCGACAAACAGTTTACGCTTGCGCAATTCTTCAATTTCTACTTTAATCTCCATTATACAATGATTCCTTGTTTTGGTGTGATGATTTTACCAGTCAATTCTTTGTAGTGATTGACTAGTGGTTCTTGTGGGTCAAGAATGCATAGGATGGAAGATTTCTCGAAATATACTTTTTCAGTGATAGCATACGGCGAGAACTTCATCAAGACCAACCCTTTATCTGGGTGCATGGCAAGCGAGTATGGATTATGTGCTACTTGAACATCAGTCATTTCAAGTTCGCAAATAATATCTTCGCCTGTAATTAGTTTTACTAGTTTGACTTCCATCACGGCACCGATGATACGATGCTCTTGCGAGGTTTGGTGACCTTAGCAGTAGCATTCTCAAAATCGTCAATCAATGATTCGACTGGCGTGACAATAAACATAATATGCTTCTTATCGATGGTAACAAACTTAGCAGCAGATGTGTACTGCATGTAAGGGATGAACACTAGACGACCATCATTTACAGCAACCAACATAGCATTGGTCAACTCTACAGAGTCGCCCTTATCTTCCAGCTCAGAAATGATTTCTTCGCCAGTAGTCAATTTAATTACTTCTACACTCATTTTAATATCCTCTTCAATTTTGCCAGTTTCTTCTGGCGTTTCAATGCGAGTTCTTTCTGGACGAAAGAAGCTCGGTCAATATACTTAGTTCCATTCATATGGTCTAATTCGTGGAGAAAGCAACGAGCAGCCATGCCAGTAAACTTTCTTGTCATAATTTCGCCACTCGGTTCAGCATAACGAACCTTGATGTGGCGCGCTCGTTTAATTTTGATGCCAAGTCCAGGAAAAGACAAGCATCCTTCTTCCAACATAATTTCCTCGCTAGATTCGTCAATCAATTTAGGATTGAAACAAACAAGAGCAGGAACAGCTTCCATAGCAAATACTCTGTATGGCAAGCCGATCTGATTGGCAGAAAGACCAATACCACCATGATGTCGCATAGATTCAACTAGATCGTATGCTAATTGAATTGGGTCGATGGTTGGATTATCAAAATCAAATCTTGGCATCTCTTGTGAGAGGATAGGGTCAGTATCCTTCACTAGAGCATGTATTACACCTTTATAACTTGTTACATCTTTCATGCGAAGAATGCCTCGAGAGAAGTTGGTTTAGTTTCAAGTGCTTCTGGGTGATATCTAGCAAGCATATCTTTACCATCTTTGTCTGGCATTCCTTCGATAAACTTATACCACTCTTTGCTTTCCCACATGTTAGGTGATACACCGTTCCAAAGTGGACGCCATTCAGGATGGTCTTGGTTCAGACGACGCGCTTCTACGAAGTCACGACGCAGAGTTTCATATTCCCACGAGCCAAGTTCTTTCATGTTCTCACGGAAGTAACAGACGATAGACATACGCTCAACGCAGTCCATACAGCAGTTGTCGTCTGGTGGTAGAATTTCCGTATTACCGTGGATTGCTGTGTGGTTAGCAATAAGCAACACATCTCCTGGGCGGATATTTACAGCTACTCGGAACTCTGGCAATACCAAATAGCCACCGCGATAGTCTTTGCCATTGGTAACGACACCAAGGTTAGAGAATCCTGGTCCAAGATCGCCAGCATCTCGATGTGCGGCAGTACGGAAATTCTTGTTAATAGTAATCGTGGTAAAGACAGTATCTTCAGCGACACGGAAACGCTTGTCTAGCCTGTCAGAATATTCTTTCTGAACGCCATAGCGTTGTGGTAATAGATTTTTGAAGAACTTATCTAGCTTACGGAAGTATGGAAATGCTTTCTCAAACAGTTCTGGATGTTTCCAGTTGTAGGCGCAGATACGACCATAAGGGATGCGCGGATAACGGTCAAAGAAACCAGCGATACCTGAGTTGACAACAGTAGCGTAGGTCGTGCCAGAAATACAGTCAGCCATTTCTTTGGCTTGCT